CAGACCCATGAGATCCGCAGGTTTCTCAAAATGGATACCATGCAGCTTGCCGCTTTTGTTGTTGAGGCCATAAAGAAGTATGGCCCCAGGGCTGTTAATGTTGACGCTGTGGGCATCGGCGCTGGTGTGATTGACCGGCTCCGGCAGCTTGGGTATGGCTCGATTATTTTTGAGGTTCTCGGCGGAGATCCTGCCCGGGACCCGCTGGTGTATTACAACAAGCGGGCTGAGTTGTGGGGCGATATGCTGGCCTGGCTGCGGGCTGGTGGTTCGATTCCGGCAAATGACCAGGAGCTTTACGACGACCTGATCGGGCCGGAATATCAGTATGACGCCAAGGGGCGCATTCAGCTTGAGAAAAAGGAGGACATGAAAAAGCGCGGGCTGGCGTCTCCGGACACAGCCGATGCGCTGGCATATACGTTTGCTTCTCATCTGGCTATTGCAGAAGATAAAAAGCCCAAAACCCAGGCCGAGCAGGACTGGGAAGTGGTTTTAAACGCGCCGGACAACTCGGGCGCTTATCACATTGACGACGGATACGGGGATTGATGAGCGAAGAATCCAGGCAGATCATAAGGGCTTTGATTCGGGGATTTAAGTTCACCATATCCCTTCTTGAAAAGTTGGCAAAGGGGGAAAGGGTTTGAGTTTAAAGATCTTAACTCGCTTATGCCCTGATTACATTGGGGCTGATGAAATAGAGCTGGGGGAGCTTACTCTTAAAGAAATAAGAGAATTGCAGGAACTATTTAGGAATGGGGTGCAGTTTTTTTGTTCCTCTGAAAACGTAAAAACCCCTGTATTTATGCAGCCTGTCAGTGTTGAGATAGGTGTTGATAAGGGAGATAGCTCAAACATGTTACTTTGCGAGTTTATATTGCAGTAAGATAAAAATTTAACCGCTTCTGTGCCTCGCAATCGCAACGCACGGAAGCAAGCCCATAACGCTAAAGCCTCATGGGTCCACAACTGTGGATCTATGGGGCTTTTTTTATTGGGGAGGGGAGAAACAGAAATGCCGGAATGGAAGAAGTACCGAAAGAAGGCATTGCAGGAAATGCGGCCTTATGTGTCCGGGGAAGATCTTTCGAGAATATCTGTAAACCCGGAAGACACACCTGAACCGGGAGGCATGATTGCTCGCAATGCCGACAATCACAATGACCAGTGGTATGTGGGCAAGGCTTTCTTTCAAAAGAATTACGAAGCGGTGGAGGCCTAGATGGAATTTTTAACGGCAATCGCACTTTTGGCATTTGCATGGGCAGCAACACTGTCCGGGGTCATTGTGGGCGGGCATTTGGTTTTTAAAGCCAGCGGCCAGACCGGGGGGCTGTTCGACCGGGGCAAGGGCGGGGCCTATCACATTGATGATGGCTTAGACGCTCCCGAGCCGGATTTAAGCGAGCAGGTTCCGGAAAGTCTTGCAAAGCACATGAACCGCTTTAAGCAGTCTTTTGACCCTGGCGAAACCATTTTCGGGGCAAGCGGCGGATATCAGAGATACGGCAAGCATGGGGCTACAAGGCCGTTTGAAGCGCCAGAACCTCCGAAACCAGAGCACGGAGATATGACAGATGGCCAAAACGCAACAGAAGCCGAAAACGGCAAAGTCTAAAAATAAGAAGTCGCCGAAGGATTCAACCCCGGTAATGGATCTGATCTGCCCCCAGTGCAAGGGGCGATATCACGAGACAACCGAGCATTTTGATCCGGTACGTTTGCCCAACACTTCCATGGCTTGGCTGAAAGAGCCGTATCGCTCATGGGGATGGGAGGATTTCAACACTCCGCCGCCGGGAGACGGACCAGGGCATATGAACTGTCCCAACTGCGGGGCGGCCTATGTTTCACCAAAAATGGGGCTGATCGTGCGGCCACAAAAGAAGGGAGATAAGCAAGATGGCAGGACAGAAGAAGAGTAACAAAGGCACCGGAGGGCCTCACGGCTCTTATCTGACAAGGAAAGAAAACCAAAGGGCAAGGCTTGATAAGGCTTTTAATCATCAGAGCAAAAAGCCCAAAGCTCCGAAGCCCAAAAAAGGGGAATAACCATGCAACAGCCGACCTCTCTTGCAGCAGCACCCATGCCAGACCCCAAGTGGACAATCGCCAACCCTCCGCCTGAAGGGGATAAGGATGTTGCGGCTTGGGCCTGGCAGATGTTTGAGCTGGCCCGGGAAGAGCGGGACCGGCTTGGCCTGCCTGAGCGGTGGTCCACCAATTACCAGCTTTACCGGGGAACCCATAGCCTGCAGCGCATGCGAAATTCCCACAACGTTGTTGAGCTGAACCTTTTTTTTGCCAATGTGGAGCGCACCAAGGCCAATATCACGGCCAGAAATCCTCAGTTTGAAGTGGTGAGCCTGTCCGGGGATGATCCGGACCAAAACGACCGCAAATTAACCGCCTCTGGTACCAAGTGGTGGAAAGATTCGCGGCAGAAGCGCAAGTTGTCCACAACTGTGCTGCAAATGGAGATCTACGGTATCACCATTGAAAAGCCGTTTTGGAACACTGAAAAGAAGCGGCCTGATGTGGCGGTTATTGATCCTTTCGCATTCTTTCCGGCCCCTGGCTACTACGATGATATAAGCCTGGATGCGCCTTATGTATGCCATGCCTACCCGGAAACAGTTGAGGTGGTGGAAGAGGCTTACGGTGTGGATGGGATTTTGCCGTCTGACGTGTATTCAATTCTTGGAGAAAACCGGGAAGATGACCGGCCGGCCATGGTGAGACAGCACCAGATTGCCAATCCTTCAGCGCATTATGATAACCGGGCTTCACTGGTTCGCCATGACTTTTCTGACCGCAATTTCCGGGAGCGGCGGGCGCTGGTGGTTGAGGTGTGGGTAAGGGACTACACCACAGAAAAGGTTGAGGAAATTGTCGCCGAAGATGAGGAAACCGGGGCCATTGTAACCGCTGAAGTCGAGCGCATGAAATACCCCGGCGGTATCCGCTGCATTACTGTGACCAATAATGGCCAGAAATTGCTGGCCGACATGCCCAACCCCAACATCAACCCGCACATTGACCGGGAGCACGCGCAAAACTCGTTTCTATTCTGGCGTTTTCCCTTTGCCCTTGGCACCAGCTACGAGGACCCGACAACCATCTGGGGCTTTTCGGCAGCCGAGCAAGTGGGGGATCTTAATCTTAAAATCGACCAGGTGTTTTCCCGAATGTTCGGGTGGGCCTCCCGGGTGATGTTTCCGCCGTTGATCATACCGCAGGATTCCGGAATTCCAAGGTCTTCAGTTACAGCAAAGCCGAATCTGGTTTTAGAGCCGAAAAATTCTACCGTGGCGCAAGCTATCAGGTTTGTGGACGTTCCAAACGTGCCCCAGCAGTTATTCAACTTTTTCGATATGTTCGTCCAGCTCTATGACCGGATTTACCAGATCGAGGATGCGGACCGGGGAGAAGCGCCCACCGGCGTTATTGCAGCTGCGGCAATTATGGCCTTGCAGGAACGAAATGCTGTGCTGATTCAAAAAAAGATCAGTGCAGTTGATGAGCTGGTGGAGTTTCGGGGCCAGGCTTTTGTGTCCATGCTCCAGCAGTTTTCCATCCAGACCGAGGCTGTGGAAGTGGCCGGCGAAATAGGGCAGTTCCGGGGAACTGATTTGCGCGACCGGGAATTTAATTTTGTTGTTGAGTCTGGCAGCACCATGCCCAGGACATCCCTGCAGCTCAGGGCTGATGCTGAAAAAGCCTATCAGCTCGGCGCTATTGACCGGCAGGCATACCTTGAGGCTATCGAGTTTCCGCGTGCTCAGGAGATTATTGAGCGTGTGGGCGAAGGCCAGATGGGGCAGGCGATCCAGTTGCTTGTCCAGGCCGGGCTGCCCGAAGAGCCTCCGGGCGATGGAAGTATCTACGATCTGTTTAACGCCCAGGTGCTTCAGCAGGTATTGCAGGAAACCCAGGGCGGTCCTGGCAACAGGCCGCAGAATCCGCAGAAAGCCAGGCAGTCGGAGGCAGGACAGGGACGGCAACGGGAAGAAATGACCGAGTCTGCGAAGGCAGGCCAGGAAATGACAGCGGGAGTTTAAAGTATGCCATTATATGACTTTAAATGCCAAAGATGCGAAAATCAGTTTGAATTGTTTATGTCCATCAATCATCCGCGCACCGCTGTTTGTTGCCCTAAGTGCGGGGCATGGGCAAAGCGTGTTATTGTGGCCGGCCATGGCGGCATCCAGAGAGATGAGCCCACCTGGTTAAACGATCAGGTCAGGGGTTGCCTGCAGGATGATGATGATATTGCCGACGGCCTGGAAAAGCCTATTGAAACCAGGACCGAGTATAAGCGGTATCTTAAAGAACATGGGATTGTGGAGCGGGCGTAATTAAAAAGAGGGGGTGTTATGAAATCGGTATCGAAAATCATTAGTGCAGAGGACACATGGAGCGATGGGATTGCCCCGGAAAACTGGATACATGGTGTGAACACCGGCCAGTTAAATGTGTCTGTGGCAGGAAATTCTGATGGCAATACCATCCAGGTCCAGCGAAAATTTCCGGATGATAACGAGTGGAGGACGGTAACTGACCAGGATGGCAATATCATACAATGGACTGGCAATGTTGAAACCAGATTGATGGACACACAGCAGGGGGTAAAATACCGGATTGGTTGCCCTGCTGGTGGGTATGTGTCCGGAAGTCCTGTGGCGCAACTGAGCAAATAAGGCATCGCCATGTTAAAATCTATAATACAACCTATAATACA